CTTCAGCAGGCACCGCTCCTCTAAAATTCACAAGTGGAACATTATTATCGACAGAAGAAACAGGAGCAATAGAATTTAATGTAGACACTTGGTATATGACTTCTACTAATGGAGTGGCAGGTTCAACAAAAAGGCAAGGAATACCCGGAGTAACAAAAGGAACTAGTGCCCCAACTACAACTCCAGTTAGAGTAGGAGATATTTATGTTGATACAGCAAACCATAAAGTATATATAGCAGATGGAACTACAGATTCATCAAATTGGTTATTATTAAATTAAATGTGAAAGGAGGTATAAGATGGATACAATATATAATGTAGTTAAGGAAGGTGAACAGTATAAATTAATAACAAAAGTAGAGAAAGTGGTAGATGAGAAGGGACTAAAAGCAGAATACGACGCATTAAAAATAGCAATAGCGAATGTGCAATCAAGGTTAGCAACAATAGATGATGAATACAATAAGAGTAAGCAAATACTACAAGATGAATTAAGTAGACTTACAAGTGCAAAAGAAGTGTTAGATGAAATAATGAAAGAAATTAAATAAAATATTTATTGATGTAAAATGCCTTATAAATTTAATCCGCTAATAGGGAATTTAGACTATTATGAAACAGGCGATGTAAAAACCGCCCAACTTCACTTTGACATAGATGGTGGAGGGTCAGTAATTACAATAGGAGCAAAATCGTGGGTAAGAGTTCCTTACAATATGATAATTACGGGATGGGAAATTACTGCCGACCAATCGGGTTCCATTGTAGTTGATGTTTGGAAAAGTACTTATGACAATTTTCCTCCTACAGTTGCTGATACAATCGCAGGCTCTGAAAAACCTACCTTATCAAATCAACAGAAAAATCAAGATACTTCATTAACCACTTGGACAACCACTGTTAATGCTGGAGATTATGTGAGAATAAATGTCGATTCGGTAAGTACAGTTACAAAAGTAGCTGTTGATATTTTTGGATATAAAACATAAATTTGGAGGAGAAATATGGATTGGCAATTTAATAAAATAATAGAAATTTGGCAGGATATAGCAGGGAAATATCGAGTAAAAGTTTCTATTATTAATGGGCAAGAAGAAGAATGTATTATTTTAAAATTTCAGGATAAACCAACAGAAAATGAAATTATCGCTGAAACACAGAAATACTGTTTTGTTTTAAATGAACCGCCTTTGATAGAGCCAACAATAGATGAATTAAAAGAAAAAATAAAAGTTTTAGAGGAAAAAATAAAATTTACGGAGTAACCAATATGACAATATTTTATTTAGATTACGAAAACGGTAACGATTCAAATGACGGATTAAGTTGGGCTACTGCTTGGAAGACTATAACTAATGGAGCAACTGCTTCCAGAATAGCTCCTGGCGATGTTATCAGAATTGCTAAAAGTCCACCTCCGACATCAATTGGAAATGCTACTTGGACAAATTTATCAAAGACGGTTACTTTGGCTACTGCTCAAACTGCCAATATAGAAATGTGCGAAACCGCTTGGACCGCTTCAACTAATGTCACTGCTACTACCTCAACAACAATGAAAGAAGGTAGTTATGCCGCATCCCTTGCCATTGCCTCCTCCTTTATCACTGGCAAAGTTGCTTATAAAACCCTTCCAGCCGCTTTAGATTTGTCCAGTTATCAGAAAATTAGTTTCTGGATACGAAACGATGCGGCAATCGCTTCGGCAACTGTTTTTAAGGTGGTTCTTTGTTCTGACACGACAGGAGATACTATTGTAGATACTTTTTGGATACCAGCTATTCCTTCAACGAATAGATACTTGCCTTTGACACTTACAAAAGATGGAGGAGGAAATTTGGGGTCTTCTATCCAGTCAATTGCTATTTATGCAAATACTGACCCAGGAATAATAACTCTTCTATTAGATGATTTTATCGCTTGCACAACTGATGGGCTTAATCTTCAGAGTTTGATTTCTAAAAATTCAGCGGAGCAAGGAGGAACAGAAGGTTGGTATGGAATACAAAGTATAAATGGGACTACAGTTTTACTGGATGCTGATACAAATACTCTAGCCAATGCTGGTAGAGGATATTCTGGAACAACTGAAACTGTAACCACTTATAAAAGAGAAACAATAAAAACGGGTATAACTGGTGCCAGTGGAGCAGCCGTTCAAGAAGTTCAAGATAATGGAACTTTGGGAAACAATATAGAATTTCAAGGTGGCTGGAATACTTCTACTACGGTTCAAGATGGAGAAACATTTTTTGATGGGTTGAATGGAAATGGATATGGACTTTATTTAAATGGTAAATCTTATATTACCTTCAATTATCTTAATGTTTGCCGTTATAACTATGGAATTGGCTATAACAACAATAGTAATAACAACACTATTACTACTCTTTCAAATGCCAATAACAATACTACCTCTGGGGTTTATTACAACAATAGTAACTACAACACTATTACTACTCTTTTAAATGCTAATAATAATAGTTCCGCTGGGGTTTATTACGCCACTAGTAACTACAACACTATTACTACTCTTTTAAATGCTAATAATAATCCCTATGGGGTCTACTACACCAGCAGCAGCAATAATACTATTACCACCCTTTCAAATGCTAATAATAATAACTATGGAGTCTACTACTCCAGCAGCAACAACAATACCATTAAATCTTTATCAACTTCAGGAAATGGGACAGGAGGGATTCGTAATGATACACAAATGAATTATCTTTATAACGCCTTAATTGCCGAATCAACAGAGGTTGGGGGCTATACTAATTTTGCTAATTCAAGAATTTTCTCTCAAAACCATGACCAAACTACAAATAATCATTGGATATTCACAGATGGCGGAATAATTAATTCTCAAACAACGGTTAGACATACTGCTTCAGGAATTGCTTGGAAATTATCCCCAACTTCATCAAGCAGGGCATCTAATTATCCTTTAGATTTAAAGATAGCCAAAGTTGCCTGCACAGCCAATAATCTGGTTACAGTAAAGGCGTGGTTTAGAAGAAGCAATACTGGTTTAACAATGAAATTAGTCTGTAGAGGTAAACAAATAGCAGGAGTTGATGATGATGTAACTGCCACTATGACTGCGGCTGCAGATACTTGGGAAGAGTTACAGATACAATTTACACCAACAGAGGCAGGAGTGGTTGAGATAGAAGCTTGGGCTTACGGAGGAACTACTTATTCTGGATATGTAGATGATATGACAATTTCGGTTGCTGGAGGTAACCCTACACTTACAAATATGGATTATGTATTTCAGGCACAGCCAGTAGTTATGGATACAGGAGGTACAAGTAGTGGGAGAGAATATAATTATGGTTCTGTTTCATAATAATAAATGAATATGCAATCAATACAAAAGATGAAAATTGCAAAGAAAATGGAATAGAACAGGAAATTATTTAAATCATAATTATATTGTAAAAAAGAAGAAATGAAAAGTAAAAGGATGAAAATGCTAACATGAACAAATTTATTGAAAGTGATTATGGAATAATTTTGTCTAATATTCCTGAGGGAAATCTCTCTGTAGAGAAAAAAATGAATGGTTTTCATGCTACTATTCATAAAAAGGACGATGAAGTCAAAATATTTTCAGAACAAAAAAAAGACTTAACTTTTGCTTTTCCTACACTTATAGAAGAGATTAAAAAACTTTCTAAAGAAGATTTTATTATAGATGGTGAATTAGTTCCATATGATGAAAAAGGCAATACTCTTGGAAGAAATGCTTTAATGAAATATACGGGAGCAGTAAAATCTGGAAAGAAAGTAGATGATTCAAATATAAAATTGCATGTTTGGGATATAGTTTATTTTAATAAGCCTATAGATAGCCTTTCTCTTAAAGAAAGAATAGAATATCTTAAAAAGCTTAATTTTAATGATAGAATAAAAGAAATCGAGAGAAAAATAGTTAGCAAAGATATTGAGGAATTAAAAAAGGCAATAAATTGGGCTTCTGATTTAGAAGGCTCAGAAGGAGCAGTAGTTAAAGATTTAGATGCTCCATATTTTTTTGGAGAAAACTCTTCTTGGAAAAAATTTAGAAAATTAAGTCCTTTAGTTGTAGAGGTTATAGAAAGAGTGCCTAAAAAGAGAAACCTTTATAATTACTTAGTTGGAATAAAAGCAGATAAAAAATTTCTAGACAAAGACTATATTAAAAATGGTTTCTTAATTCTTGGTCATACATTTAATACAGATAAAATTTTTAATACAGGAGATAGAATACAAATATTAGTAGAAGAAGTATGGAGACACGAAGGAAAACAAGGAGTTCATTATTCTATACATAAACCTAGAGTTGTAGACAAAACTAATGAAAATTTGTCTACTATTGATAGATTAGAAGATTTAGTTACTTCTATTGGAGCATCTATTATTCATACAGAATTAGATGGACATGAAATAATTATTAGTGAAGAATTAGCTGAATCAAAATCAAGAGGTGAAGGAAAAGAAATAGAAGTGCTTAATTTTCCACAAAGAATGCAAGAAAGCTTTAAAAATATGATTGGAAAATGGAATGATTATGTTATGCAAGTTCATACAAGAGGAAAAACATTACATTATGATATTAGGCATAAAGTGGATGACCATTTAGAAGGAATAACATTATTTGGAAGAAGCACAGAAGATAGGCTTCCAATAGAAACTAAAAGGAACAATATTCGTTCTACTATAAAACTTCCACAACCTACTGAATGGCTTACTTTTCAAGGAATTACAAAAAAAGGAGGAATAGGGGCAACAAAGCATAATCCAGGAATATTTACTATAATTTCAAAAGGAAAATATACAATCCACAAAGTAGATGACCATGTTATTCATATTGAATACAAATCTGATAAAGGAAAAATTGATAAAAGACCATTAGAAGAAGCAAAAAAAGAAGGACTAGAGTATTCTAAAGACCTTCCTGATGAGCTAATTGACATTACTGGAAAGTACTCATGGCATATAGCTCATATTGGAAATAGGCATATAATTCTTTTTGACAAGTTGAATGAATAAATATATAATTATAGAAAGATTTAAATATTAGTTATACTATATATTTTCTATGGTAAACCCTATTTGTGCCGAACTTTCTGAACAAGATGTTGTTACTATACCAACTGTTATCAAAAACAAAATATTAATGGCTCCTGGAAAGTGGAATGATATTCATTATTCAGCAGAGGAAATCAAAAAAGCTTTTGAAAATACAAATTGGAATGATAAAGATGCTATTTCTATAATATTAGACCATGCAGACAAACCTTTAAGCGTTCATGATTGGGTTGGATGGGTTAGAAATCCAAGATTAGAAGGAAATAATTTAGTTGGAGATTTAGAATTATATGATGAAAATATTATTGTTAAATTATTAAAAGCAAAGGCAAAATTTGGAATTTCTCCAAGAATTAGAGGAACTGAAGACAAAGGAGAGTTAAAAGATTTTGTATTTGAAAATTTTTCAATAGTTACAAATCCAGCAGTTAAAAAAGCTTATATAAATTTATCTCAAGCTCAAATTAAATCTAAGCAGGAGGTTAAAAAAATGCCACAAGAATCAAAAAAGAAAGGAGTTCTGGAGGAAGAAGAAACAGAAGTAGCAGAGGAAGAAACAACTGAGGAAGAAGAAGAGGAAGTTACTGAAGAAATGGCTAGTAAGGATAAAAAATCTTCAGAGGAAGAAATGTCTGAAAAAGAACTTTTGGATATTGTTTCTATGAGCGATTGGACAGATTTTGTCGCTAGTATGAGAAAAAAATATCCAAAAATGAGCTTCAAAGACATTGCTAAGGCTTATAAAGAAAAAAGCAAAGAATCTGAAGAATTGGAACAGCTTTCTGAAGAGGAAATAGTAAGCAAAATAGAACAGCTTACAAATATCCTTAGAAGAAAAAAGAAATATCCTTATCCTTATGAGGAAGAATCTTCAGAAAAAAAGATAAAGGAAATGGAACAGAAGATTCAGGAACTTTCTGAAAGGTTAAATGCACCAGATGCTAAATCTGTGCAAGAACTTTCTCAGGATAAACAAGCTAAAGTTTCTGTATTTGCTACTAATGACAAGCTTCATAAACCTGGGACTCTTGCTATGGCTGAATTCTTGAGGTCTAGCTTTGCATAAAATGAAATACACAATAAAAGAACTGGCACAAACTGGCTCAAGCGATGTTCAAGGTACTACAGTAGGAACAAAGTACGGTTTGCAGCCCATAGAGTATCTTAAAGAGATAATTGATGCAGCTAAATCTCAGCTATTCTTTGCCAATTTCGTTAGAGTAATGAATGCTCCTCAGGGAATACATGATGTTGTAATTCCAGTTAAATCTACATACAAAGGTTCAACTGGAGTATCATTTGATACTACAGAAAGAACTTCTGCAGATATCTCATGGACAACATTAGATAATCTTAAGAGCATTATTGCTACTCCATCACCTGTTATGGCTGGTTTTGCTCTAACAAAGTATGCATTAAGAACTAATGCACTTAATTTGTTAGAAATAGCAAAAGAAGAACTTTCTTATGCTATTGGTGAAAGACTAGACAAAGCTATTGCTGTAGCAATGGGTGATGCAATTGGAGCAAGTTCAAGTGCAACAGGAGCTCAAATACTCTTTGGAGGAGATGCTACAAGTGATTCTACTCTAGCATCAGGTGATGTATTAACTACAGACCTAATTGCTAAAGCAGCTAAGCTCCTTAAATCGAAGAACAAAGAATACAGAACAAATAATGGTGCAGGTGGAGGATATGGTTCTGTAGCTGGACATGTTACAGGAAACCCATGGATGAATACACCAGATGACCCATATGTTTTGTTCATAGGACCAGCTCAAGAAGAAGTCCTTAGGAAAGATAGTCAATTCACCAATGCTGCAGAATATGGTTCTGATGTAGTTGTCCAGAATGGAGAAATTGGACAATACTTAGGAATAAGAGTTGTTGTAACAAACAACGTTGAACAAGTTTCTGCAGGAAGCGAAGGACCTGACCCAGAAACAGCAAATGTTGCTGTTGATATGACTAGATGCATACTTTGTAAGCCAAAGCATGCATGTGCAGTCGTATGGGGCAGACAGCCCGAATTGAATAGCTGGGAATATAATGAAAGAGACCAGGTTAGGATTAGCTTAGTCTGTGAATACGATGTAAAAGTCATTTATCCAGATGCAATAGTATTTATTGACGTTGCTGATGCCTAAATTTGTTTTTTGTTTTTTTTTCCTTTTTGTTTTTGTTATTAGAAAAAGGAAAAATTGGAAGCATAAGCCAAATGGCTTTGGTCTTCACAACATTAGAAGAAACCAATTAAATTTAATGGAGGTAAAAAAATGGGAAGGTACGGATTTAAAAGTGGATACATAAAAGCACAAAATATCCAAGCAGGAACAGTTGATATTACAACTGATGCAAATGGAGACGGAACTGCTAGTGTAACTTTCAAAAAGCCAATGAAGGGAGCAAAAACTCCAGCAGTAGTATTAACAGCACAAGAAGCAGATACTACAGGCACACTCTGTGCAAAAAGTATTACAGCAACTGGATTTATTGCACAAGTAGATGGCTCATCTGTCACTAGTGGCATTCTTACTGTAGGATATATTGCTTTTGATGATAGTTTAAATTAGACAAGGATAAAATAAAATGAATAAGTCAGAACTGAAAACAAAATACAAAGACTTAGTTAGAGCTGGAAAGCTTGAAGAAGCTCAAAAAATTCTTTTAGAGATACAAGGGAAAAAAACTAAAAAAGTTACTTCTTCTGTTAAACAAAAATCAAAAACTAAAAAGAAGTAAATGGCATATACTTCAGCTAGTGCAGTTAGATTACTTACAAACCTAACAACAGATGATATTTCAGATACAGATGTAAATAATATTATAGCAGAAGCTACCAAAGAAGTTAATTCTATGATGAATGTTCTAGTAATTAGAGAAAAAATTGATTATATAGATAATACAAGAAAAAATACTATAGATGGCTCAAATAAAACTTATTATATAAAAAATTGGAAAGATAAATATATTGCTGATATGGATAATGATGGAAGTGTTGATGCTTCTGATATAATAGTTTATGCTGTTGAAAGTGGAACTGGAAATGAAACTATTGCAACAGTCAGTTCTGTTGATTCTGCTTCTGGAAAATTTGTTTTAGAAAATGCTTATTCTTCAAACTATACTCTTTATGTTACTTATTCTTGGTGTTACTTAAATCCATCTACTCCTGCTCCTCTTATTACTCTTGCTACTACTTTATTGTCTGCTGCTTATTGTTATGCTAAAATTAATATAGGAAGAGCTCCTCAAGTAGCATTTGGAAATACTAAAATATATAGACATATGGAAAGCTTTGACCATTATTATGATAGATTCCTTAAAATTATGGAAAAAATAAATGAAAGGATGCCTGATACACAAGAAAATGAAATCTGAAGGATGTGCTTATGGACAAGTTACAAGGCAAATGGTAATTGATTTAACAAAAAATATAAGAGAGATAAAAAGCAGTCTTGATTATTTAAATGAAAAACTTGATAAATCTTATAATCATTTATCAAATAGACTTCCTTTATGGGCTAGTATTTTGATTACATTTTTAGTTACACTAGTTGGAATACTTTTAACAATAGTATTAGGTTAAAAAATGGCAGAAAGAAATTTGGATGTTCAGCATGTAACGAATGAAATAAATTATTATGGAACTCAGACAACTGTTAGAGTTGTAACTAATACAGAATATTCAAAATGGGGGGATGCTACAGAAACTACTTCTGATGAAACTAAAACTGCATTTGTTCAGATTCTCAGGCAAGAAGACGAAATTGTAAAAGAAGGAATTTTTAAATCAGGGGATAAAATATTTTGGTTCAAAGGAAATGAAACAAATATTAATAGAGGAAATAGAATACAACATTCAGGAAAATGGTATGAAATCATAGAAACAATCGAGCATGAAGTAGCTGGAACAGTATTTATTATTGAAGCACGCACTAAAAAGATTTAAGAAAGATTTATATATTTGAATAACTATATAAAAATAAGGTTTCCTGTGGAAATCAAAAACAAAATTCCTGTGGAATAAAAATGAAAACAGATATAGTTGAAAAAATAAAGGTAAAAGAAGATTTAAATAAATACAAAAATAGAATTCTTAATAATCGCTCTGAGATAATACAAGAAAAATTGAATTCTTTAATTGAAGTAATAAAAAAATTACCAGATAGAAAACCTTCTAATCCAAAGAACCAAACTATTAAAGAGTATTTACTGAATGAAAAAAAATTATTAGAAGATAATCCTAATGATTTTATAGATAATGAATTAAACAAAGTAAATAAAGCAATAGAAGAATTAAATAAATTAAAATCAATAACTAATGGCAGTTGAAATAAGTAGCTGGACTGAACTTAATGCAATTAGATATGGTTTAAGTGGAGACTATGTTTTAACTAGAAATTTACTGACAACAGATAGTGATTATTCAGGAATTGGAGATGATTGGCAGCCTATAGGCGCCTTAGTTAGTGGATTTACAGGCTCTTTTGATGGAAATGGTTATAAAATAGAGGGGCTAAAGGTAAATCTTCCTTCAACAGATGGTGTTGGTTTATTTTGTTATATTGATGGAGGTAATATTTCTAATTTAAAATTAGAAAATGCTGATATAACAGGTCAAAATGGTGTTGGAGGAATAGTAGGTTATTTAGCAAATGGAATGATTTCAAATGTTTCTGTTTCTGGAAGTATTTCTGGAGGTGGTAATTATATTGGAGGTACTGTAGGATACAGTTACGAAGGTTCTATTTCTTACTCCTACAATACGGGAACTATAAATGGAAATGATATTGTTGGAGGTATTGCAGGATACAATTATGGTTCTACTTCTAATTCTTATAATACAGGAAATGTTTCTGGAAATAATAATTATATTGGAGGTATTGCAGGGTATAATAGTGGTTCTATTTCTAACTCTTACAATACAGGAAATATTATTGGAACTAATGCTGTTGGGGGTATTGCAGGGTATAATGGTAGTAATATTTCTAATTCTTATAATACAGGAAGCGTTTCTGGAAGTGGTAATTATATTGGTGGATTTATAGGTTCTTGCACTGGTGGAACAATAACAAACTGCTCTTGGCTAACTACAACTTCAACTTATGCTGTTGGATATTACGGAGGCGAGTCTAAATCAACCTTATCCGAATTAGACTGGGGTTATGATGAGAATAGTATTGATACTTATAAAGATAAAAGCAATCTTGTTTATTCAACTTGGGACATAGCAACAACATCTGAATATAACTTAAATGATGGCTTGCCATTCTTGGCTTGGCAGGTTAATGAGAGTGGAAGTGACTGGTTGATTTATGAAGCTGCTGGAATAATTTCTTATGCATTTGAAACATTTTATGATTTGATAAAAGAAAATGTAAAAAGCATAGTTTTAAGTGATTCGACATCAGTAACTATTAAAACATATACTGGAGCATTCCCTGACAAATCTTTAGACAAGAAAGAGGATTATCCTATTATTGTTATAAATTCTCCAGATATAAACTGGCAAACATTAACTATTAAGAAGTTCTGGGTAAATGGAAGCATTACCATAGATACTTATACAACTAAAGCAGAAGCAGCAGATAAATTTGCTGATTTAATTAATTATGTTATTGAAAATAACAGAGATGATTTAAGAAGTGCTGGATTTATGTTTGTCAGATTAGATGGAACTTCAAAAGATGAAGTAACAAGAGGAGATATTAAAGTTCATCTTAAATCTTTAACTTATACATTTAAATATGTAATTAAAAAAACTGAAACATGGTAATTAAAGTTAGTATTCAAGGCTCAGAAGAAACTCAAAACTATATAATTAATCTTCCTAAAAAATTGCTTAGAGAAATCAATCAAGTAAGTTATGAATTTGCTTCTATGGTACAAAAATCTGCAAAATTGAGAGCCCCAAAAGCGTCAGGACAGCTTGCTGAAAGTATAATAATAAAAAGAAACGAAAAAGAAGTTATAATAAAACTTAATTCTCCTTATGCTATTTATCAAGAAGAAGGATTTAGACCTCACTGGATACACAAAGACCAGTATTCTAGAAGTGGTTACAGATTTTCAGATTGGCTTAGTGCAAAAGGATATACAGGAACGAGGAAATACTTTTTGGTAAAACAATATAAACCTTTTTTAATTCCAGCATTAGAAGTAAATTTATCAAATTTACCAAACTTATTATCAAAAGCAGTAAAGAAAGGTGTAAAATAAAATGAAATATAAAGTTACTAATAAACTTGAAATAGAAGTTAAATATAAAGGAATTATTTTTAAACCTCAAGAAACTAAAATATTAGAAGAATTTCCTAATTCAGATAGATTTAATGTTGAAAAGATAAATGAAGAGCTGGAAGAGAAAAAAACTGAAAGGAGGAAGAAAAAAATAAAAAATGTCAGCACCAGACCTTTGGAGCGAAACAGCTAAAGTAGCTATTGCTGCTCAAGGTGGTCCAGATGTGCAATTTTGTGCAATAACAGAAACCGTAGACATAGATATCGGAGATAAAGACTTCGATATGATTAATACCCTTTGTGGAAAGCTAATAAAGTTTAATCCACAAGAGCCAACTACAGTTACATTAGAAGCATATCCATTAGAAGCTGGAACAGACAGTGGAACAACAGGAAAAGGTTTTTTTGACCTTATGAACACTGCAGATACAAGCCAGCCTCTAGTTATTCCAATAGATACACAACATAATAAGTACAGAATTGCTATACTTTGGACTACTGATACTACAGCAAATGCTGAAGACCAAATAGTAGCTCCAACTCATCAAGCACTTAGGTTCGTAGCTGCAGACGGTTATTTTATTTCGGTAAAACCATCTTTTACAGATGGAGTATTGAAATTTACGGTGAAATACAAAGTGCCTCCATTTGATAAAAATGGAAACCCAAATATTAAGATAGAATCTGTAGCAGGAACTGCTACAGCCACATTAACTGCTCTTGCCAGCTATACGAACACAGTTAAATGGTAGAACTACCTAATGTATTAATCGCAGCACCTGTAAGTGAAAGACATGGGCATCTTTTAGACGAATGGATAGCCCATTTGGATAGTTTGAACTATCCCAATTTTGATGTTTTATTAGTTGATACTACATTAGACAAAGAAAATTATTACAATAGAATAAAAGAAATAAAAGTTAAAGGAAAAAATATAATAACTATGAGATATAATTGGAATCCTGATGAATTGCATCCTTTACAAATGCTAGCGAATGCAAGAGAAATGATTAGAAAATACTTTATTGAAAATAATTATGATTATCTATTCTTTTTAGATGATGATATTTTTATTCCAAAATACGGAATAGAAAAACTACTTTCAGCAAATAAAGATTGTGTTGGATTCTATGTTCATATTTTTTATAAACCAAGAACAAAGCCTTGTCTTTTGAAATCAGGAGAAATAATACTCGGAAAAGGATTAGACTATTTTACTTGGAAAGAAATTAATGAATATAAAAAGTTTGTAAAGAAATTTAGGAAAAATAAATTATCAGAATCAGAGAAAAATCTTGTACCTTTTATTATAGATGACATATGGCATCCTAATTTAATTAAAATTTATGGAGTTAATCTTGGATGCCTTCTTATTAAAAGAAAAGTTTTGGAATCTATTCAATTTAGAACCCATCCTACATTTATTTTTGGAGAAGACCTTTGGTTTTTTGCAGAGGCTAATGATAAACATTTTGAATTCTGGTGTGATACTGATATACGAGCAAAGCATAAAAATACTGAATGGAATTCAGTTATTTCAAAAACAAAAAGAAAAATGGAATTTTGGGTTGCTTATGGTCCAGCAAATGCAAAGGAGGCAATGTTAGTTAAAAGATAATATGGTAACAGAAGAAAAATTTAAGGAAATTGTAAAATCAATAAAAGCAGATGGATTAGTTATAAGTAGAGTTCCTAAAAATACTAGAGAAGAATTTATTAAATTTGCAGAAGAAGAATTTGCTTCTGATTATGGAATGACATTAAAATATCTTTGGGATAATTATAAATTATGGTGTCAATTTATTGGAAATTTTGATTTGAAACTTGATTATTTAATAGATTTAGTAAAAAATTCAAATAAAGGAGAAACAAAAGTAATTAAAACACTTTCAGGCAATGAATTGAAAGGAGGTATAGATATAAAATGAGCAAATTTAAAACACATCTAGGGGAAAATGCAAAAGTAGAAATAGACGGCGAAGAGTTTGAGCTAAAGCCCTTAACTGTAGAGGAACTTCCTCTATATTTTATGGCTTTGAAAGCATTTAGTAATGTAAAAGAAAATGCAACAGGGCAAGAACTCTTGTCTTCACTAGATGAAAATGGGCTAAAATATGTAGCCAAAATCATCGATATAGTTTTGCAGAAATCCTATCCAGACGAACCAGAAGAAGAAAGGAAACAATTTGGGCTGAAATATATGGCACCATTAATTACAAAGATAATAGAGATGAATGCCCAACAAATTGGACAAAAAGACAAAAAATTAATAGAAGAGATTAAAGCCCAACAACAAGTAAAAGTGGAGCAAAAATAAAATGAGTTCCAACCAGATAGAAGAATTAAAGAAAAGGGTATTTGGAAAACAAAAAAAAGTTGATAATGAGGAAGTCCTTATAATGCTTCATCATTCATTTATGAGAGCATATGGATGGATACCCTTAGAAGAATTTAGAAATTTGCCCATAGCAACTTTTTTAGATTTGATTGAATGTATGCAAAAAGAAGAAGAAGAAGTTAATAAAAAATGGAAGAACAAATAAAAATAATTGTTTCTGCAATAGCAGAAGGTTTTGAAACCTTAAATGAAACCATTAAAGGTGCAGTTTCACAAGCAAGAAGCTTACAAACAGTTTATAGAGGAGTGGATGAAGTTGCAAATCGAATTGGAATTACTAGTAAAGAATTACGTGCAAATCTTAGAAGCCAAAAGTGGCATGTTAGAGACTTGGCTTTAACAGAAGCAGAATTATCTTCTGTTGAAAAAGACGAGTCTAAATCAGGCACAAAATTAGGTAATGTTTTTTCTTTACTTGGTTCTATTTCTCCAACACTAGCATCTAAATTCGAAGAAATATCTGATGCTACTGAAGCATCAGGTTTTTCTTTTTCTTCATTAGGAGCTTCTAGCTCTAAAGCTGGAGGTGCATTATCAGTTGCTGGAATTGTGATTGGAGGAGTAGCAAAAGTTGCTGTTACTTTATTTAAAGCCTTTTATAAACTTTATAAAAGTGTTGTTGGTTTTAAGCCTCAATGGCTTTCTATTATGTTTATTTCTATGCAACTTAATAGAGCTCTCAAATCTTTAATTGCTCCTTTGTTAGAAGTTAGTGGAATTTTTGAAGTTTGGAAAGCTACTTTGATTGATATATTGCTTCCAGTATTAATGCCGATAATAGATACCCTTATAGATTTGTTCTTATGGTTTATGGATTTACCAGAACCAATTAAAAAAGTTATAGGAAACATTATTTTATTTGGAATAGTAATTACAGGAGCATTAAGTGCTTTATCTCAGATTATTATTTTATTAAGTAGTCTTGGAATTAGTATGGGTTCATTAACAGTTCTTTTAGCTCCTTTTGTTGCTATTCTTGCTGGAGCTACTGCCGCAGTCTTTGGTCTAGGTGATAGTGCAGAAGAAACTACTGATAAATTAGTTAGTTTTATCAATAAAGGAGTTGATAAAGCTGTAGAATTTATAAATAATTTTGTTAATAAATTTATAGAAAATCTTCCATTAATAGAAGATATTGCAAAAAAGATTTCAAAAGCTTTGATTGATGGATTGGCTAAAATTATCACTTCTGCAGAATTGAATAATTTTGTTATTGCTTTTATTGATACTCTTCATGCTACTTATGAAGCAAATAAAGATAGTTTAATTAAAATAGCAGAAACTATTATTAAATGGCTTGTATATTTCTTTCTTACATTCTTGCCTGAAATTGTTGATTTAGCTATTAAAATTCTTGAAGCATTTTTAAGAGCATTTACAGACCCTGCAAATAAAGCAAAAATAGTTCCAGCTGTAGAGAAAATTATTAATTTTATACAAGAAGCTGTTACTAATTTGACTCCTTTAATACTTCAAGTTGGATGGGCTATTATTAAAGGTATATTTCAAGGAATGATTAATTATTTAGTAGAAAACATTACAGCGATAGCACATTTTATAGCTTCAGTTTTAATAGGAGCTTTAGTTTCGGTTTTTACTGGGAATCCTGCATTAGGTGCTGTAAGTGCAGTTGCAGTAAATGAATTGTTAAAGAAACTTCCTTCCCCCAAAACTAAAGAAATACCATTACCATCTCGTCAAACAGGAGGTTATATTCCAGAAACTGCTCCTTATCTTCTTCATAGAGGAGAATATGTTGTACCTGCTGGAGAAAAACCTGCAGCAAATTATGCTTATGCTCCAAATATTACGGTTTATGCTACTGTATCTTCTGATGTAGATATTAGAAGATTAGCAAGTGAATTAAATAAATACTGGGTTGCTGATTTCAAGAGAATGACAGAATCACGAACCGCATAATTTAAATAATTTAATATCTCTATAATAACATGGCTGTAGTTATATCAAAAAAAATTCCATCAAGCAATTTTTATACTGGAAGCGGAGATACTTCTATAACTTTAGCAGGAGTTACTAAAATAACAGTAAATACAAAAAAAAGTTCAATAAAAATAACTTATCCTCAATCACCTAATAGGCAAAATAGTAATCAAAATGATATTCCAATAAACAAAGTTCTTGATTTAAAAAGAGTCGATGATATTATTAAAATTTCTGGTTGGTTAGAAGATGATAAAGATGAAACTGCTTGGAATAAAGCTTGGAAGCTTAGGGCTATGTGTGTTTCTGGAAATATAGATGGTGATAAAGGAGCATTAGATTTGCTTAAAATAGATAATATTGAATTTAAAAGCTCAACAGTTCAGGCTTTTTTGGAAAATGTATCTTTTGAAGTAGAACCTCAAGGGATTTTTGATTCATTAGATACCAATATAAATTATCCTTCTAATCAAACAAGAGAAGGGAGAGCAAGAGTAAGAGTAGACTTAGATTTTTATTTAGGCACGCCAAGATAAGATGAAAAACCCAATAAAGATAACAATAGGAGTATTAAGCCTGATAATTTTAGTTGGGCTTATGGCTACTATTACATTCAAAGATGTTAGAATAGATGTAGAAAAAACTAAATCTATTTTTTATATAAATCAGAATGGAACTTGGATTGTATCAGGAGTAGAATACAATTCTCTTTATAACGGAACTAAATCTATTTCAAGAGGAGAAACTGTAGTTAATACTTACTATAATGAAAGCGAAGTTAAGATAGTTAGAACTGCTAATTATAAGAATTCAATAATAAGAGATACCTATTATTTTAAAGGAAATATTAATGATGTTATGTTGTTCCCTATTTATCATACTATTGAAATAATAAATGGTTCTGGATTGATTTATCAATACAAAGTTGATAATCTTGAATATACAGGAAAAAATCAAGTAAATCTTATTTCTCCTGTTTCTTTTGGAAAAAGAATGAAAATAGAATGGGATATGAAAAATTATTATTCTTCTGTAACTAATAAAAATAATAAAGGAACTTTTATACTTAAATATAAAGTTAATTCTGATTATGAAATCTTTAATGCTAGGCTTTTTGACCCAATTTTAGTTAGTTCATTTAGTGAAAAAGATGTCTTGAAAGTAAATGAATTCTTTAAGTCAGATTTTAATAAAAATTATGGTGTAATACGAGTGATTATTGACGATTATAATACCACAATTGCAGAATATTCTTTAACTAAACATACTGAGCAGTGTCTTATTGATTGTGCATCTGAAGGGAAAACAATATTATATGAAAAAATGTCCTTATTCGATAGTTTAAGATTTTATTCAAAACTTGATAATCTTATTAATTTAGATTATTATGAAATTTACATAAATGATACAGAAGAATACTTTGAAGAGGAACCAATTTATTCTACAGTATGTCAGGATAAAATAATAAATGGAACAAAAATGAATATCTGTGAACAAGTTTCAAAAGGAACTCAAAAAATAATAAAAACAAAAGAAGTATGGAAAAAATACAATAATGAACTTTTGCCTGCTGGAAATTATAAATGGAAGATAGTAGCAAAAAAGAAACCGTTAGATTCTATTGACTTAGTTCCCATTTCTATGTCAAAGGAATTAAACGAATGGGCTTGGTGGAATAGCAGCTGGACAAGAAAGAAAGCAATAAACATTTCAGAAAATTCAGGAAAGAATCTAACTAACTATTCTGTGCTTCTTAATATAGCTTATGATAGCGATATGCAAAGTGATTTTGATGACTTGAGATTTGTAAATTCAAATGAAGACACAGAATTAGGTTATTGGATAGATAATAAATCTGATGGTAATTATGCTTATGTATGGGTTAAAATTCCAACATTAACAGCAAATTCAAACACTACTATTTATATGTATTATGGTAATAATCTTGCAACATCAAATTCAAATGGTAAAAATGCTTTCTTAATCTATGATGATTTTAATGCCGGAAGTCTAAATACTACTTTATGGGAAACTTGGTATACTGGTGCTAATGATTTATCAATAGGGTTTGTTTCTGGGCAAATTGAAATAAATAAAACAGACTTCTTTTCTAATGGTGGAATTAAATCTAAGCCTGAATTTAATTTTACTTCCCCTTTTTTTATAAGAGCAAAAATGTATCCTATTCGTCAGGGAATAAGAACAGTAGCTTCTGAAAGTGGGGCAACTGTTTATATAGATAATGCTGGCATTCATTCTGAGATATGGGATAGCCAACGTACTATAACACAATGGGGGAATAGTGCTTATAATAGAACATTTTATTATGATATTGCTAATATATCTTTTAATAGCATGTATATTAATTATTATTATAATTACGGGACAACTTCAAAATTAGTGCTTAATCAAACATTAACACATACAGTTACAAATCAAACAAATCCAGGAAACCAGACTTTTGATTTACGTGTATATACAGTACGTTGGTATACTGAAGGGGGGGTTGGTCAAAATAGATGGGATGAGATATTACTTGGAAAATATACATATCCAGAACCAACATATATCTTTGGGCAAGAACAAGAACAGTTTCCTCCGTTCCCTTCACCACTAAATATAACTCTCTATAAACCAGAAAATAATACTTTATCTGGTGAAAGTTTACAAGAATTTATTTGTAATATTAGTTCAGTAAATGAAATTTCTAATTTAACTTTGTATATCTGGAATTCTACTAATTTAATATACACAAATACTACTAATCTAACTGGAACTTCAAATCAAAGTTCTTGGTTATTTAATTTTTCAAATTATATTTTTAATGATGGAAATTCTTATAATTTTGAATGGAATTGTTATGGCTGCGATATTGGTCTTTGTAATTGGTCTGATGAAAACTTTACAATAAGTATTGACCCGTATTCTCCTGTTTGGAATTATATAAACCCTACTCCAGCAAATGGAACCATCCTTAATAGTAGTAATTTTACGATAACAATAAATACTACAGTAGCTCATAAGAAAAATGTAACTTTTAATTTGTATAATATGACAAATCTTCTTAATTCCACTACAATAACTCATACTTCAAATCAAGAATCGATTGTATTCACTGGTCTTAAAAATGCTACTTATTATTATTTTAATGTAACAGTCTGCGACCAATTAGATAGATGCAACTCAACAGACTATTTAGACCCTATTAATTCAACTAGAACAATTTTTGTAAATAGAGAATATAAATACACTCAACCATTGGTTAATTTATCTTGTGGAATTAGTCTTTTTAAATTTAATGTAACAAACTCAAGCGGTGTCTTTGAACCTATAGGTCAAAATAGTTCTTGTGGAATTCTTAATGTTACAAATAACTTTACTTCTTCATTAATTATATTTATGAGTATTAATGAAACTCATCCTTGTATTGTAGATTATGCTAATTATTATAGAAACTTTGCAGATTCAATTATGCTAGTTCCTACAGAAAATAGAACTATTATTTCAACACTTAATCCTGGTGAATCTGCTATGATTTGGATGTGGACAAAATATTCCTGTGCTGTTACAAAAACTTGGAGACCTAGAATAAGTGTAATTGGAGGATATTAATATGGTGGAACTTTGGGAAGAACCAGAACATCCAGCAACTCTTGGAACTATTGGACAAGCAACGGTTTATGTGCAAGATTCTAGCGGAGAATGGCACGATATTAGCCATTATGATTATTTTAAAGTAAAAAAGGTTATGAATAAGCCTTCTGAATTTGAAATGAAAATCTACGATATTCAAGATGAAGAAAAAGTATATTTTAAAGAACAGGCTTATATTGCTTTCTTTGTTGATAATACTCTAATTTTGAAAGGCAGAATTCAAGATATTGAGTACTCTACTGCTTATGAATGTATTGCAAAAGGCTATGGTTTAGAGGCAGAATTGATGGATAAAGAATTAACTCAAAATAATAATACTACAGCCAAATGGTCTAGTTTTAAAAAATGCTTTTATACAAATGTTTCTGCACAAACTATTGCAAAAGAGTTGCTTTCTTTAAATACAGATGGAGTCGCTCCTTGGATAATACAACCTGCTTCTGATGGATTATTTTCTACAGATTTTGGAAATGTAACTTTAGTATTTGAAAATGTTGGAAGATTAAAAGCTATCAGCACTTTATGTGAGGCTATGGCTGGTTCTACAGAAGAATTAAATTATGTAAATTCTACATATGAATGGTGGGTTAGTATAGGGGGAAGCAATTATGATGAACATTATTTTCATATAGCTCCATTAAGACCAGATAACACTAGAGCAACTACTTCACAATATAGTTTTACTATCGCTGGGGAAAATGATAATTGCGAGAAAACTTCAAGAGAAAAAGACATTTCTAATCTTGTTAATTATATAACAATAATGGGTTCTGGAGATGGCTCATCACAATTAGTTACTACTACATATTCTGCAAGCACTGTTTTTTCTGTTTTAAAAAATAATATAAATTCTTCTCAAACAAGCATAGAATTAGCTGATGCAAGTAGTTTTCCTTCTTCTGGAGAAATAAGAATAGCAGAAGAAAGAGTTACTTATACTGGAAAAGCAGGAAATACTTTAACTGGATGTACAAGAGGAGCAAATGGAACAACAGCAAGAGCACATAAAAAATCTGTTTATGTAGAAAAATATGTTCCTCATACTTCTCCAGAAGCTGATAGTTCTATAGATAGATACGGGCTTATGGATTATAGTTATGTAAACAAAGGATTAATTGATTTAGAAACTATGGAAGTAATGGCAAGCAATACTCTTCTTCAAAGAAAAGACCCCATTCTTACAATTAAAATAAAGCCAAGTGAGCCTGATACTATAGTTAAAACTCTTGATATAGGAGATTTAGTGAGTGTTGAAGATGCAGAAGCAGCAATTTCAGGAGACTATAGAATTATAGGAATTGAATATAAAAGTGATTATGGAGATATTTCTTGCGAATTGGAATTATCAAATCGTTCTGTTACTTTTATAGAACAAATGCAGAAAAACAAAGATGTAGCAGATAGCCTTAATGTTTATGCTCAAGGTTCTTCAATTATGAATATACAAACCCAAGAAAATGGAGATGCAACTCATGATGTTAATCTTAGATATTATATGCCTTCTGATGTTATTAATGTAAGTGAGGCTCTTTTAAGTTTTAAGATTAAAAACTATCGTTCTGATGTTTCTTCAACACAATCAACTTCTACTAATGGCAGCCATAGTCATACTGTAAGTAGCCATAATCACTACTTTAGCGACAGTGATAATGTCAGCATTTCTGGAACTACAAGTGGACCAAGTTCAACTACTGGCTTACAATATGTAACTGATGTAGCCACGGAGTTGTACTTGGGTTGTTGCGTAGACGGTGGTACTGCTCTTGCTGATATTATTCCAGTTATTTATTCAAAAACTGTTGCTTCATCTTCGCATACTCACACATTTAGCGATACTGATACAGTTAATATATCTGGATATACAGATTCAGCAAGCCCTGGAACAGATTCTCAAGGAAATCATAGTCATACTATCTCAACAGCATTTGGGATTACAGAAGTAAGCTTATCAAGCCCTTATGTTGGAGTTCTTGCTGGAGTAGATGAAGAAGAAACTTGTATTAGTGAACAACTTGAATCTGGAACTGCTAGTGGAGGTTCATCTACTACTCTTGTTGATGCTTCTAAATCATGGACTAATAATCAATGGCAGAATAAAATGGTATATATAATATCGGGAACAGGACAAGGACAAGCAAGAATTATACTTTCAAATACTTCAAATACTCTGACTGTAAATGCTTGGTCTATACCTCCAAATAATACTAGTGTTTATAGAATTTATGATACTTTTAGCACTGACCAAACTACTATTGATATTAAAAATAACATAGCAGGAGTTAATTTAGTAGGAAAATGGCATAATATTAGATTTGTATTAAATCAAACTATGCGTATAGAAGCAAACGCATATATAAGATTGTTTGTATAGAGGTTAAAATGTTTAGAATAAAAAATATTTCAAATGAACCTGTTAAAATAAGATACAAGGATAAAGAATGTCAAGAAACAGAAGTTTGCATTAACCCAAAAGAAGAAAAAATTTTTGAAACTGATTGCTGTATTACTATCAATGGCAAAGACTTAGAGAAAATTATTGCAGAAAGATATATAAATGGAAAATACGTAATGATAAAATGAAAAGAGTTACAAATAATACAGAAGAAAAATTTGAATTTACGCATGCAGGAGAGCATATAATTTTAAGACCCGGACATAGTATTAATTTATTTTTTGATACAGAAAACTTAGTGATTACACAAGAAGGAATAAAGGTAGAAGAATTAGATGACAGCGAAGGAAGATGAGCATAAAAAAACAGGAGGTAAAAAATGATAAATTGGGGATTGGTACTTCCAGTAATTGCTGGTGGCATAAGAAGTGTAGCAGGATGGCTTGAAAACGCGGCAAAAGACGGAAAGATAGACCGATTTGAATGGGGTAAACTTCTTTCCTCTATTTTACAAGTAGGTGTTTTGTCATTTGCGGCTATGTATGGTCTTGATTTAGACCCTGCTAGTGCAAGCGGATTGGGCGTTCTTGGAAGCTTCTTGCTATCGGCAATAAAAAAAGCTGGAAAACAATAATGGGTACAAAATACAGAGTTGAAAATCTAACAGATGAAGAAATAGGCATATTTACTAGCGATGCTTATGTAATTTTAAAGCCTCATGAAGTCAAGATTATAAATTGTAGTGTATTTAAGTATTCTTGCGGAAGGATTAAAGTAGAAAGATTAATTAATGGTGAATGGGTCGTTATATGAGGTTTTCTATATCTTTTAAGTCTTTTACTTTTTTCCATTCAATAATCTCTGGATAATTTTTTATTTTTTCTTCATACATTTTTTCTGTTTCTGATTCAAGAATTTCTATTCCTATTGCTTTTCCTTCTTTTATTGCTAGAACATCACATCTTTTTCCTGATTTAAAAATAACCTCAGAAAATACTTCATATCCATTTTCTTGCAATTTAGTAAATACTAGGAATTTCTTGTATTTATGTTCTTTTGTTTCATTAGAATAGAATTTTAATGCTCCAGAATGTAAATTACTTGGTCTTATCAGGTTTAGTATTTTTCTTCTTTCTATTTGTGCTTTTATTTTGTTCATTAATTATTTTCTTTTCCAACTTTTCTTTTAATTTTTTATATACTTATTAAATTTAAGAAATTCAATTATTTCTTTTATATGCCTACAAGGATATTTATCTGAATCTAAGAATTTAAATCTATATACAGAACCCCAAACACAATCACAACTCCATTTTATTAATTCTTCATTTAATAATTCTAATCTTTGCGTGTAATTGTGTTTAAGTCTTCCATCTGTTTCTGTATATACTATTTTTAATTTCCCTTTTTCAATAATCTGGAAACTTGTTATCATCTTTCTTTTTTCCAAAATATATATATTCAACCAATTGCTCAGCAATATCTTTAACAAGTACCATTAATTCATTTTCATTTGCTACTTTTGTAGGAATTAGATTAAGAAGGTTTACTGCATTTGTTAAGGCATTCATTCTTGCTATTTTTATTTCCTTTTCTTTATAAAAGTCTTTATCATAGTTGTTTGCAGTAACAAAATCTATTTTTTTCATAGAAATAATGTTATTATATTTGTATTTTCCATCTTTAGAAGTAGTTGTTTCGTATTCTAACTCTACATTATCTCCTGTGTTAAATTGTTTTATATAATCTTCTTCAAATGTAGAATACTTACGTTCATTTATTACAAACACTGCCCTCTTCCAAGTATCTCCTTCATTTAGCTCCTTTCCAGTAATTTTTCCTGAAACTTTCATTTTAAAACAACCTCTTTGCCTTCTTTTATTTGTTTTTTTAGTATTTCTATATTTCTCTTTAATAATTCCAACTGTTGTTTATTTTGTTTTAACTTATATTGAGCATTTCTCATAGGAAGATTTAACTCTATTTCTTTTTCTGCTATTGGGATTATTGTTGTTTCTAGTATATCTGCTTGTAACTGAGCTTCTTCTAACATATTTTTCTTTATTTCAATATCTCTTTCTGTTAATTTTACTTCTTCTTTTTTCATTTTCAATTAAAATAGATTTATTATGGCTATGATTCCTTTGAATAGTAGCCAAATAACCCAAATCAAAATAGTCATTCCTAATACATAGCCAATTACTTTTCCTAAACCTGTTGCCTTTGTTTTTGTTTTATCCATTTTTAACCCTCCTTTCATTTTGTTTGAGTTGGTAAACTTCCTGTTTCAAGGAATTGAATTCTTAACATTATTTCTTCTATTCTTCTATTTAAATCTCTAATTCTTGCTTCTAATCCTGATATTTTACTGTTTAGTAAATTTATAGCGATGTCAAAATTTGATTCGGACATTATTCTTCCTCCCTGTTTTCTTTTGTTTCTGATGGTAAAGGCATTAAAACTTTAATCAATCCTTTTTTTTCATACTCTCTTATTTGTTTGTCTATTACATTGATTATTTGAATTGGAGAATAGATTAGGTTTTTTTGCTGTATTGTAATTCTTTCTTGTTCTTTTCTTATAAAGTCAAGCTGGTTTAACACTTCTCTTGATATTGCAATCATTATTGGAGCATATTTTAGATAAGATTCTGTAGACAATTCATTTTTTAGTTTTTCAAAAGTATTAACTAAATCATCTACCATTTTAACAACTTTTTGATATCTTTCATGAACTTCATTATAATCTGTTTTTATTGTTGTTGTAAGTTCAGGAGCTTGAAATGAAGCCTTTGCTATTTCTATTTCATAAATCTTTGTAATAGTAGGTAAGGAAATATCTAAATTGAATTCTTCTTTTATTTTATCTTGAATTTTCTTTAAAGTAAGCCCTTGTGTTCTTAGTTCTATAATTCTCTTTTTAAGTTCTGGACTTCTAAATTCTTCTTTATTTTGAAATGGCATTTTATTGTTTTACCTTCCACATAAATACCTTACTTGCTTTAAACAACTCTACTTTGTTTTCTTCTTTTAATTGATGTAAGAACCTCTCAACTCTGTAGTAGTTTATTCCCGTTCCCTTCGAAACATTAAGAGTTGATTTCCATTCTCCGTCTTTCAGGTATTCAAGGATTTTTTGTTTGAAATCTTCCATAAATATATTAGTAATGTGGTATTTATAAATCTTTCTATTTTTAACTATCAATTTTTTTCTGTTCTAAATATGGTTTAATTCTTGCTTTTGCTATTTCAACATATTCAGGCTCTTTTTCAATACCTATGAACTTTCTATTTGTCTTTAAACAAGCAATAGCAGTAGTGCCTGAACCAAGAAAGGGGTCTAAAACTATTTCTTCCTCATTTGAACCTGTTTTAACAAATTTTTCAATTAATTTAATTGGTTTTTCTGTTGGATGTCTTGTTTCTCCATAAGAAGATTTATTTGGAGTAATCATATAATTAAACATCTCTGTTTGTTGCAGAAAATTCTTTAATTTACATTCTCCCTTACTTCCTATCCAAATAAATTCTGTTGCAGACAAATAATTAACTTTTCTAAAAGATGGACAGGGGTTTGATTTTAACCAGACAAAAATACATCTTGGTTTAATTCCATATTTTTTAGCCAAAATTAAGTCAAAATAACCCAATTTCTGTTTATCAAAAAAAATATATATCCACCCCTTTGGCTTTAAGATTCTTGAACATTCTTTAAACCACTTTTCAGTAAAATCAAAAAATTCTTGTTCATCTTTAAAATTATCCCACTTTCCAAAATCTAATTTAACATCCATATTTCTTTTCCAAGATTTAGAATTTAATGATTTTCTGCTTATTTTTTTTCCTTCTTGGCTAATAAAATAAGGAGGGTCAGTGATAATAGTATCTACTGAATTATCTGGCATCTCCTTCATAACTTCTAAACAATCACCTTGTATAATCTTATTTTCAAACTCTTTTATGTCTTTCATTTTAATAAAAGAATATATTTACATCTTTATAAATGTTACTGAAAACATTTCTATATAAAATTCATTATATAATCAAAATATATTATATTATATTGACTTTTTATATAATTTAATTATATAAACTATTAATAGTTGAAAAGAAAATCCATTATATAAGACACTTTATATAGAAAGATTTATAAATACTGAATTACTTATATTTCTATGCCAATTAAATCAATTTCAGTCTCTTATGAATTTGATAAATTAGCAAAACAATACAAATTATCTTGGACTGAAGCAAGCAGAATAGGAATGAGCATATTACTTGCTGAAAAAGGAGTTAAACAATTTGATAATTCAGTTACAATTAAAAGAGAAATAAACATGATAGAAAATCAAATATTAGAACTTGAAAATAAACTTAAATTTCTTAAATCTAAATTAAAATGAAATACATAATAGATAACACTAAATCTATAGAAAAAATAGAAAATTATAAAATAGAAGAACCAAAAGTAGAAATAGTATATAAAAGAGATAAAGAAAAAATAATTAATGAAAGAAATGCATATTTAAGAAACCTTTTTAAAAAAGAATTAGGAAGAGATATAACTCCTGAGGAATTTGATAGATATATTGAATTATTAGAAAATAAAGAAATAAACTTTTGGACATACCTAAAAGAATTAAAAAAAAATGAAAATAATACTCTCTCGGATAAATGTAATGTATAGGGAAAGCCTATACAGGGTTTTAGCCTCTTTAACCCCAATGAGACAGGACACTTATCTAAGACCGTTGTTGTTTTAGTTCTCAATAGCTTCTAAGTCCGTCGTTTATCCGAGAGAGAACTTATAAATATTTAAGAAAGATTTATAAAGATAAACATTTTTAAAAATATTGGGCTATGAGCCAAATTCTTAAACTTAACAAAATTGAAAGGAGGATTTCTTAAAATGAAAGCTGTCTTATATGCTGTATTGGCAATAGCAGTAGTCAATCTTTTGATTTGTGGCTATCTGCTGTTCAACCCAGTTCAAGTAACAACTGAAGAAAAAGTAGTTTCGGTTGAGTCGGTAGAATATAACGATACTGCCTTAAGAAACGAAATAGCTGAAGTCAAGAACATCGTAAACAAAGATGATAACTGGGAAGCAGAAGCAATAGCATTAGCAGAAGCAGAATATACTAATAGACATCTTTATAATGCCTTAAAAGACTTGAATATTAGTATAGATGATAGAGACGATATAGAAAGATATGTAGTAAAGGATTCAGAAGTCTTGAATGCTGATGCTGATGAGAAAGATGCTACTGTCGTTGAAGAAGTTAGAGTCTATTACGAGAATTCAGATGGAGATAGTAAGAGAGTCACTCTTGTAATCACTTCTGAAATAGACGATGGAGAAGTAGTAGACACTGATTACGAGTTAGCTTAAAAATAACTCTTTTATTTTTTTATTTTTTTTTATTAACTTTTAAACCGAAAGATTTATATTTATAAATAGATTTATAGGTGTTGAAAAATGCAGAAGAAAATTGTGGAAATTTAGATTGGATTTCAAAAGACCAAGCGATAAAGATTATAGATGAACTAAAGAAAAAATATTTAGTAGATAATTAAAATAATAAAATTTATAAACTATAATTATTTAGTATAGTTAATTAAGGGAAAATGAAACTCAAATTAAATTATTGGCTTTAATTGAGAAAGAAAATCTCTCAATATACGATAGCGTTATTGCTTCTTTCAGAAATTACTTCCACTTATGCAAATAGAAGAACTTGTAAAGGAAATTGAAAATAGAAAAGTTGTTTTGGATAAAAAAGAATTGTATAGTTGGTTGTTTCTTTATTGTTTAGAATATAGGAAATTATGTCCAAAAGCGGATTTTACTAAACTAACAAAATTAAAATTAAAGGTTTTATACGAAGTAGCAGACGAATTGTATTGGGAATATGACAAACCACTTGAAATGCAATTTAATTATAAGAATATAACTAAAATAGCAAAAGAGGATTATAAAAATAATTTCCATAAGAAAAGATGCAACATATAAACACTAATGAGAAAGAATTTAGAATAGGAGTGGTTAGTGATACTCATCTTGGGTCTTATCATGAAGATTTAAAATCCTTAGAGGAAATGTATACTATATTTAAAAAAGAAGGGATTAAATATGTTTTTAATTGCGGAGATTTAACAGATGGAATTGGAGTATATAGAGGACAGGAAAACTTCTTAAAACACTCAACCACAACAGAACAAGCAAGATACTTTAATAAAAATTATCCAAAAAGAGAAGGAATTGAGAATATAGTTATTACAGGAAATCATGATTTAAAGCAATTTGAGAAAAGTGGAATAGATGTTGGGGAATTGATAATAAAAGGGGGAAGATGTGGAGATGATGTAAGTTTTAATGGTAGAGAGGACATAAAATATCTTGGTAGGTATGCTGGAAGAGTTGTATTTAATAATGTTAAAATTGATTTAGTGCATCCTGATTATGGATTTACTTATGCTATTAGTTATTCTCCTCAAAAATATATTAATGAATTAGAAGGCGGAAGTAAGCCAGATATCTTACTATTTGGGCATCTGCATAGATTAATGTATATGAATTACAGGAACATACACTTGTTTATGAGTGGAGCATTTCAAAAACAGAATGATTATTTAAAAAGGAAAGGAATACAACCAGCAATAGGAGGTTGGATTATTAATATTAAGTTAGATAGAAAAAAGAGATTACATAGAATTAAACAAGAAATTTATAGGTTTTTTTAAATATATTCTCTTCGTTTATATCTTTGTAACTCTTGAATATCTGCTCTAACTTTTTCTAGTGCTTTTTCAAAACAAGAATCGCAATATGAGTGTGTTATATTGTGTTCGCCATTATTAATAGGAACATACCATGTTTGTTTCTCTTCATCATACCACTTTCCACAAACACAACAAGCTTTTATAAGCTTACTATTATTTTGATTCATGATTAAAAAATGATTAGTTACTCTTTTAAATTGGCTTTTTTTAAATTTATTTAAGTATTGCTACAATATTTTTTTCTAAAGATATTTGTCTATTACAATAGATGCAAGTTCTATATTTCTTTTTCCAAGTTCCTCTGTATGTAAATTGTTGTTTATTCTTACAATAAGGGCAAAATGTCAAGACTATTCCTTCTTTGTTTTTCATAATGAAAGGAAACCTGCCATTCCTCTCTCCATAGCAGGGACTTAAAGTATGCCTAAAACGCTTTGGCGTTAATATATAGATGTTTTAGTTTAAAAATGTTTTGTTACATAAATCTTTATATGTTTTGTAAGATTTTCTAACTATGTCTGTATCTTTATTTTTTAATATAAATTCTCTTGTATTCTTATCAGCAGGAGAGCCACTTCCAAAATCTCCAAATTTTTTTCTAATTTCTTCATTTTCTAATAATTCAAAATATCTTGCGTAAATACTTGCAAGATAGATTGCTTTTTCTTTTGAATGATGTGATAATTTAATTCTATTGTATAATTCTAAATTCTGATTTAATTCAAGAAATCTATTTTTAAAAACAACTTCATTTACTTCAAAATTATTTACAAATATTTTATCTGATTTAAGCCCTTTTTCTTCACTTTCTTTTATTGCTTCTAATAGTTTTTTCATTTCAAGTTTGTTTATATTATCCCCCATCATTTCCTGTGGAGTTATGTAAGAAATCTTATAAAACTTTACTAAATCTTTTGTTAGATTAAATATTTGTTTAATTCTATTTTCTGTTAAAACTTTGCTGTCTTTTATCCTTAATTTTTTGTTTTTTATAAAGAAGTCATCATCTACAACAACATAAGCAGTTATTATATTTCCTATTACTTTACATCTTGCTACTTCATCATATCCACTTATCATCATATCGTATTATAAGTGTAATACACTTTTACACTCCGTTAATTTTGCTTTTAGATTAAAAAATGTCTTCCTGCATAATCCTGTTTCTTCACAAAACCTTTCTTGTGCTTCTTTTATAGTGTTGGATTCTTTTAAGTATAGTTTTAGTAATGCAAGTTTTTCGTTTCTTTTTATAAGATTTTTACAAATGGATTTCCAATTTTCCTTGTTAGTCAAATATAAATCATACATTTTTACTAATGTTCTAAAATTAATATCTTCGCAAGTATCGTCTGTATTTTCTTTTAGAAATTCATATATCATTTTTCTTTCTTCAAAAGTTAAGTTCTTATATTCAATTTTTGCAAACTCTCCCATCATTTTCATAATCTCTTCATAAGTGAGATTTAGTTCGTAAACTAAACTTCTGCTTAATAATGCTCGGATTAGACTATCTTTTTCATTCGGCATTTTGTTTAAAAGAAAAAAGATTTTTCCTTTAAATTCAAATTGAGAAGGTGCTTTTAGCCTTTTATCAGTTGTAAGATATGTTACTATTCTTTTGTTTTCTTTTCCTACTCCCCAAAGAGTTCCTTTAAGAATATTTATAAACTTTGCTCCAAGATTAAATATCCCTTCCATATCATCCATTACTATAATGCTATCTTTATGTTCATATAAGAAATTAACGAATTCTACAATAGTAGTATAATTTGAGATATACACATATTCTTTATTCATTTCTTTTAATGTTTTAAGAAGTATTGTTGTTTTTCCAAGTCCTCCTTCTCCTACTACAAATAAAGAATTTAGATAATTATCTGAATTAATAACGCTTTTTATATAGTTTATTAGAGGAAGAAAATATTCATTAAATTTAGAATTTTTGTCTTCTATTATTGTTTCTATTGCTTTATCTAATTCTTTTTTTGCTTTAAATTCTTCTTCTCTAAACTCTTCTAATCTTTTGTTTTCTTCTTTTTCTTTTAGTGTATTTATTTCATTTTTCGTTATTAAATCTAAACTATTGTTACTCATTTCTTTAATGATTCCTTCTATTATGTTTAAATTTTCTCCTTCTGTTAAATTTCTATCCCAGACGCTATGAAAATCTATTAAATCGCTTTCTATCTTATACTTTTTGCATAATTTTTCTATTTTGTTTAAAATCTTTTTATCTAATATTTCTGTCATCTTATTAATCCTTTGAATTTTTTTAAATAATCTTTTAGTTTCATTTTACCAATCTCCTTTATGTATTATAGTTCCTGATTTTAGTTTAAAATCAAATCTGTCTGCTTTTCCTTTGAGTATTAAAATAAATCCAACTACTAAAAAGATTGCTCCTAAAACCATACTACTTTCTGCAAGTGCGAATATTCCAATAGCCATAGTTACGACTCCTAAAATCACTTCTATCTGTGCCTTTATTCCATAAAAATATAGTTTATTTCCTTCGTTCATTTTTCTTCTCCTTTTTTTCTTTTAAAATCACTAAAGGAATTTCAAAACATTCTTTACATACATTTACATATTTATTTTTTGCATAGTCAAATCTATTTTTTATATACTTCTTCCCTTTGATTTCTTTTTTACAAATGTAACATTTAACCATTTTAATTTTATTTAATACTTTAATTTTAGAATTTCTCTTATTATTGTAATTACTTCCTTATCGGTTAAAATAAATTCATTTATACCTTCCTTTTTGAATACCGACAAATCCATATAACCTTTTAATCTTGCCCTATACAGGAATTCCCCTATTAAACAAAAAACTTCATCTTCTGTTGTATTTTTTAAAAATTCTTCTTTTGTTATCATTTTATACCTCCAATTTTCCTATTTTCTTACAGCAAGTAAAACATTTAACCACTAAACTATTTTTTCTTCTTATTCCGTTTTTTCCCTTGCATTTAGGGCAGTCTATCATTACTATCTCATCGCCGTCTATTGTGTAATAGTTTATTCTTTTTATCATTTTTTAATCTGCTCCTCAATTTCAAATTCTCTTTCTGGATACCAAAGTTTATGATTTTCTAAATCTGCTTCTGCTTCTTTTCTATTAGTGTATTCTGCTATTACTTGACTTTCTATTAGTAGGTATCTTTTTTTATTTTTCATTTTTTTCTAAATATGAATCCAAAATTAATTTATCGCAACTTAAACAATATCTCTCGTCCAATTCTGTAAGATTATCACAATAATCCATATCGCATTTTTTTAATTTCATAGGAATAAGATATACTTTTAGTTTTTTAATTCCAAAACTCTCTTTTATCAATTTTCCCCATTTTTGGGCATCTTTCTTACTCCTGAAATAATTAAATATTCCTCCTTCTCTATTGATTCCTATTAATACTTTATATCCTTTTATCATTTTTTTAAATTAGAGATAGAAAAAGGGCAATTATCCTCTTCTTTTTCTATCTCTTTTTCCTCATTTTTATTTTCTAAAAACAATTTAAGTAATGTCTTTTTTTCCTCTGTTATCTCATCTAATTCTGCATCTTTCTTAAATTCATTTATAAACTTCTTTGCTTGTTCTTTATATTCATCTATGTTTAAATTAGTCGATTCAAATTTTACTGCTTGTTTAAGTCTGCTTATCTCATCATTATTGTAATATCTACTGAACGGAATTTCAAAACTCATAAAGTCATTTTTATAGTTCAATAAGATAATAAGATGCTCTTTTCCTCTTGTTGTTAGTTTTGCTATACAATATTTATTTAACTCTTTAAGCGAATTTACAAAAGAATAGAAAGTTTTTATATCTCTTTTTTTAAATCCCTTTCTTAAACTCGGCAGTATTATTTGAGATTTTAAAATGAATGGCATTAAATTAAATAAGGTTTCTTTTTCTAATTCTTTAATACTAATTACTTCTATAATAGAATTTTCAAGTGCCTCTTTAAGTTTTTCCTCTTGCTTATCTGATAAAATATGCTCTTTATCTGTTCCTTTTAAAATTTCATCATTAGTTAGTTTTTTTTCGCAATTACTACAAACCTTTAAATAATTTACTCTTTCTTTACAGCATTTAGAGAATTGATGCAGTGCCTCATAATTGTATGAATTATTATAAACGTTTACTAACATTATAGGTATTTTAACTAATCCAATTCTTAATTCCATTTTATTCCTCCTCTTTATCAAGATTTAAAGCATTTATTAAAATTTCATCAAGATTGTTAAAAATAAGCCTGTTTAATTCCTTTTCGTTTAAAGTGTCTGCTACTGCCTTTACTATAGTTTTATCTTTAAAGTATAGTTCAAGTAGTTTAAGTTTATGCTCTTTTGTAAGCTCTTTATTCATATTCTATTATTACCCCCTTTTCTGTTTGTATTATTCTTTTTATTTCTTTTTTAACTTCTTTTAGTAATTCGTTTAATGTTGTTTTTTTTGTTTTCATTTTTTTAATCTATATTTTTATATAGATATACTACTATTTAAATCTTTCGGTTCTTTTGTTATCACTTGTGAGTTATCTATATTTTTATTTAAATTTAATTTAATCAAATCTTTTAAAACTTCTTCTAAATTTTTGAATCCGTTTTTAAATTTAAAGAGCATTAACTCTTTATGTAATTCTTCACTTATCCATACAGGTTTTAATTTTCTTTTCTCCATTTTGTTTTTATTTGTTTTGTTTATTTGTTTTGTTTATTTTTAGGGCGGCCAAAAAAAATAAAAAAAATAAAAAATTAAATCTTAAACTTCTTTTTTAAATATTCTTTTAAACTTTCAAAATATGCTATAAAATGCCTCTCTAATGCAATACTATAAGCCGTTTGCAGATGTCCAAAAAAGTCGTAATTTTCAAAACTTATAAGTCCTTCATTTATGGCATCTTCCATATAAAAGCCGTTTTCTGTCCTCTCACTAACCCACTTTATAAGTTCGCTATTGTAAATCTCTGTATAATCATCGGCAAAATTACTTATATTCTCTTCAAAAGAGTTTATAACTTCTTTTATATCTTTATCTAAATTATCCTTTAAGTAGTCGCTGAATTCATTTAAAAACTGACTCAAGAATAAATAAGAATAGTCATCAAAAGGATTTAAAGTCTCTGGTTCTTCTATTTTTGAAAAGATTTTAAAAACCTCATCGCCGTTTTTGAAAATTACTTTTTCTTTATTCTCTTCTATCTCATTTAGTCTCTGAATTTCTCTTAAAATCTCTTGATTTATGTTTTCCATTTTTTTAAACCTCCTTTCAGTTATTTAGCATTTGCGATAACTTTATTTAAAAAATATTCAAATTCTTCAAGCTCTCCTTCTTTTAAGATTACTACTTTTTTATTTGTCTTAAATTCAAGATATCCTCTTTTTTTTCCGTTTTTAAATTTTTTAATACCATATATCATTTTTTAATCCTCCTTAAGAATATATATTTTTATTTAGATATTTATTTATTTCTTTATTTATATATTTTTTAAATTTTTTAAACCATTCTTTAAAATTTTCATTATCCGAAATTTCAAACATTTTTATATTAAATTTATTTAATTTTATCATTTCTTCTATTTTCATATATTCATTTTTATTTATCATTTGTTTTTATTTATTTATTTATTTATTTATTTAAAACTTCTTCATGAGTCTCAAATAAAAACAAAAAGGTTTTTGAAAAAGTTCTACTGCGTGTTTATCTTGTAATTCTTCTGCTTCTGCAATTGCTTTTTTTGTTCCTTTTTCATATAGTTTATTTATTCTTTCTTTAATTTTTTTAAGTTCTTTTTTTGTTGTCATTTTTTATTTTATTTTATTTATTTATTTAATTTTATTAAGAAATGCTTATTTATAAATATTTTTATATTAGAAAATATATATTCTACAATAGAAATATTTATAAACTTATTTTTTATGTTTTTTTTTCTAATTTTTATTATGATTTCACGAATGAATTTTTTAGAAATAGGTATAGTGGTTCCCCCCAAATTACTCTATATTTTTCATAATAAATATCTATATTTTTATCTAATTTTTATCTAATTTATGCAACCACAAAGAAAGAGATAAAAAAGAAATAAAAAGATAATACCCTTAGGAAAAAAATCTACTTATAAATGTGTTGTAAGAGATAGTAGTTACAAAATAATAGAAAGATTTATAAAGGTGTAATTTGTAGTATTAATATGAAAAAACATTTATGCTTGACAATCGATGAGGATTTTTTAATGGAACTAAAAAAATTTGTAAATGAAAATGGAATTAATTTATCAAAGCTTGTTCAAATACTTTTAAAAAAGGAGATGGAGAATGAAAGATTGGGACAAGTTAGATAAAAAGAAAAAAGAAAAAATAAAAGAAGAAATTATAGAAAAACTCAAAAAATTGCCTAAAAATCTTAAATTAAATTTGATAAGAAAAAATGAAAAGGATAATATTCTTAATTGATGATGAAACCCACGAAAAGCTGAAAAGCTATTTAGATAAAACAGGGCAAAGTATAAGTGGCTTTTTTAGAGTTTTGCTTAAAGAAAAATTAGGAGGTGATGAAAATGAGAGAAATGACTGAAAAAGAAGTAAATCTAGTATTGGAAGTAATTAGAAACTTTAAGCAATTTATTTTTAATGGTTTTTCTGCTCATAGAACAGTAAAGAAAGCAAGTAATTCATCTGGAGCAGTATTCGTTCCAAAAAGATTTATTGGAAAGAAATTCTATATAATCCTTATCCCTGAAGAGGAGGTAAAAATATAATGGTACAGTTTGAAAACGAAGATATTCCAATAATAGAACAAAAGGAAAGCATAAAGCTTAGTAAAATGTCTAAAGGATATAATTGGGAAATAAAATTGCTTGGAAATCCAATTTCAGATGAAACTCTAAATAGACTTGAAGAATTAAATAAAAAACTAAGTGAAAAATATGGAGGACATTAGAATAATAGATTCGCTTATTTCAAAGAAACTTATTACTGAGAAGTTTGACAAAAAACTTGATGATATGGTTTATCATTTAACAAAAGATGGTTTAGCAGTTGTAAAAGAAATGCTAAAAAATGAGATGTGGAAACATGTTGCTGAAATGATAGTTAAAGGAGTTGATGATAGAATTATAAATTTATACATAGATAACTACTTAAGATGCAAAAAACAACAGCAGCATTCATTTTATTAATCTTATTAATTTCCACGATTAATGGAGAAGTACTTTGGGGATTCAAAAAAGTAACTGGAGATTATGGCTATTTTCCAGATTATACAAGTTTCTATCCTAAATATGAAAAGTATTCTATTACAATATATGAGGCTTATTCTAATGAAAATGCGAAATTGCTTTTTGAAAAGATGAAAAGAGAAGACATTAGACCAAAAGATGAGATAGACTATCCAAATTATACTTTTGTTAATTTAACTCTTGGAGAAGAATGTTATGGCGGAGTTTGGGATTATATTGATGGGGGAAAAATAATGGAAATAATCTTTTATGATAAGAATTTACTTTATGATTATACTTATTATGAAGCAGGTTATAATAATTTAAGTTATGAAAAATATCTTTCAAAATATTATAAGAAAACAGAGAAAAATGAAAGCAAGCCAAAAAAAGAAAAACAAGAAAAACAAAAACCAGAAAAACAAGAAAAACAAAAACCAAAAGGTATAATAAGTGGTATAATAAGTAAATTAATCAATTTTTTTAGATTATGAATAAAAATTATAGAAAAGGATATAATTTTCAAAGAAGAGTTATAAAATATCTTAATAGCAAAGGCTTTAGTGCTGTAGTTCAGCCGAAAAGTGCTTTTCCAGATATAATAGCTTGGAATCATATAGTAGACGATAATAATAATCCATTTATTTTTGACATAACTCTTAGAAGAGAAGGAAAAGAATACTTGAAAAAGTTTGTTCCGTTTATAATATTCGCTGTTGAATGCAAAGTAAACAAATACTTAACTAAAGAAGAAAAAGAAAAAGCAATAGAAATGCTTAGGAAAAATAAAATAACTGCATTTTTAGTTGCATATAGAGAAAGAAAAAAGCTTAATTTTTATGAAATAAACATAGATAAAAAAATTGAAAATAAATTAAAAAATGAGGACTTTACAAGATATATTGGGTGATTATGAAATTACAGATTTTTTATTCAGATGCAGGATTGATTTTAAGTTCTTTTGTGAAAGAGTGCTTTATGATTTGTTTCCAAAAGAATCAGGGGGATTACAAGATTTTCATGTAGAATGGTTTAAGTTAATTCAAAATAATAATAGAGTTGCTATTAAAGCTCCAAGTGGCTTTGGAAAAACTACAATTCTAGCTGTGGCTTATCCTATTTGGTTAGCATTTACTTACAGAAACAAGCAGATTTTAATTATTTCTAAATCCCTTCCACAGTCTACTAGAATTCTTGAAATAATTAAAGCAACTATTGAAGATAACGAGCTTCTTCTTGATTTGAAGCCGAAGAATTTCACGGAAACTTGGAGCAAACAAACAATTAAAACAACTTCTGGATGCAGAATTTTCTGCAGACCATATTCAATTAATATAAAAGGAGAAAGAGTAGATTATATCTTAATGGATGAAGCAGCAAGTTATGATAGACCAGATATATATTTTGATTATATTATTCCAAGACTAAATCCAGACGGAAAAATTTGCTTGATTTCAACTCCAGAATCAACTACGGATTTGCTTAGCCAGATTGAAGACAGAAATTTAGATTATGTAATTAAAACATATCCTGCGATAGTTAATGGAAAGTCTATTTGGGAGCAAAGATTTAGTTATGAAAAGCTTATGCAGTTAAAAAAAGAGCAAGGAGAACAATTTTTTGAAAAGAATTTTATGTGCAATCCAAAAGCAGAGCCAGAAGGAGCCATATTTTCTATTGCTAATTTAATGGAAGGTTTCGATAAAGATAGAGATTTTTCTGAATCTTATGAAGGACCTACTTTTATTGGATGCGACTTTGCTATAAGTTCAGGTGAAAAAGCAGACTACGATGCATATGTTGTTATTGAGAAAATTAATAATTTTTTTGTAATAAAAAAAATAGAAACATACAAAGGATTAATTGCACCAGCCAAGATTGAAAGAATATGTGAATTAAACAAAATCTATAAGCCAATAAGTATAGTAGTAGATGAATCAAATTTAGGAAGCACATTAATTGATGAACTTAGAGCAAAGGCTTTGCCAGTTGTGGCTCAATCATTTCAATCAAAAGCAAGAAAAGACCTTCTTATGACTCTTAAAAATGTTATAGATTCAAAAAAGCTTATTATTCCCAGAAGCCCAAACAGCGAAACAGCTATTCCAGTTACAAATACATTAGTAGAGCAACTTGTTGGATTTAAGGAAGAAAAATCAAAACTTACTCAGACTAAACAAATAGTTTCCACAGCTTCTCATGATGATATTGCTATGGCTTTAGCTATGGCAGTAAAAGAAGCCGCTGAAGTTAAATCTGCTAGTTTAATAGAGTCATGGTAGAAGAAATTCATATAAAAGGATGGAAAGGTAAAGATGAAATTTCTTTATTTGAGAGAGCAGAATATTACAGGCTAATTGAGCATAGAAAAAATAAGGAAACAGGAGAAATCTATGAAAATGAACACTTAATTCCAAAAGAAAATGTTAGAGTTTTATGGAAAATAATAAATTCAAATTGTGCTTATAGAGAAGAATATAAATATAAGTATCTTGTTAGAAAATTGCTTGAATATTATAAATTTCATGAAAAAGAAGGATTGCCTTTAGAGACTTTTATGGAAGCATTTAACGGAGGAAAGAACAGAGCAAAGTATTATTTTCCTTATCTTTACTATCCTCTCAAAATACTTGAAGCAAAAGGCTATATAGCATACTTCGGAAAGGGAGGAATAATTAAACTAACAAATGACTTAATTTATGATTAAAAAAACAACAATAGCTTATTTTGGAAGCAAATGTAATGAATGTTCTAGAAAATTTGATTGCATAAGTGCGACTTCAATAGCTTCCGATGTTAGAAAATTCTTTCTAAAAATACTAGGGTATAGACAAAAAGAAACAAAACAAATGACTGAAGGAAAAAAATACCATGAATTAAAACAAAGTGGAATTAAAACTCTAGATGAATATGGAATTCAAAACTTTAAAAAAGATTTTATTTTAGGAAAAGAAATTATCTTAAAAGAAGTTCCAGTATGTTCGCCAAGTTATGGTTTGAGAGGAATAATAGATACATTAACTTTGCAATATGAAAAAAATAATGCTATTAATGTAAAAATCAAAGAAATAAAGTCTTCTTGGAATAAAAAGCATTATGTTCAAATGGCTTGTTATGGATTGATTTTTTCTGACATAAATTGTATGTTATACTATACTAAAAAAGGAAAAAAGAAAAACAAGCTTGTTCCAATTAAATTATATCCTAAATTTTTTAATCTCAATATTGAAATAATTTTAGAATTGCCTAATGATAGTCTATCCTATAAATTTATGGAAGATAATTTAATTCTTGATAGCACTATTAGAAATTTTATATTTGATACAATTAACAGAGCAAATTTTAGAAGAAAATTTTATAAGAGAGGAATTTATGATTTGTCAAAGACTAAGCCTTGTGAATCTTGTCAAAAAAATTCTGAATATTGCAGTTTATGGGAAATTTGCAGCAAAATAAACTATGAAGGAGAAAAAAAAACAAAACAATATTATCTTGGAACAAAAAAGCCAATTATCAAAACTAAACCCACAATTTATAATTAGAAAGATTTAAATATAAGCATATCTTTATAAAACTTGTAAAGGTGAGCTTCGTCCCTTTAAAAATGGCTATATTTGACTTTGTAAAAAATCTTTTTAAGAAAGAAGAAAAGCAAGTTTCATATATTCTTGCAGAAGAATCTAAAGAGCCAATTCCCTCTCCAAAGACTACTAAAACTACTCCTAAAGTTCCAAGAGTAAGCCTTGAAGAACTTGAGTTGTGTTATATTAATGACCCTATTTGCTTTAATTCTATAAATAAAGCAACTCAAATGATATTATCTGCTGGGTACGAAATAATCGGAGAAGGAAAAGAGGAATTTAAAAAGTTCTTTGATTCTATTGGAAAAGTAGGAGAAGATGTTACTTTTGATGAAATTTTAGAAGCGATTTATAAGTATCAAATGATTTATGGTAATGCATATATTGAATTAGTTTATAATAAAAGAATGGATAGGATTGTTGATTTAGTGTTAATTGACCCAAAGAAAATGGATTATGCAAAGGATAGCACAGGAAATATTGTTCTTGATAAATATGGCAAGCCCATTGGCTATGTTTTAACTGTTCCATTTGGTTATTCTACTGAAGGAAAGTCAGACCCAGTTCCTAAAGGTTATGACATTAATCTTGGTTCTGATAAGATATTTTTACTTCCTGAAAGAATATGCCATTTTAAACTTTATACTTATGGTGATAGATTTTATGGATTAGGATTAATTGAACCAGCTTATAAATCTATTCTATACAAACATAATATAGAAGAAGCTCAATCTGTTTCTATTGATTCAAGAGGATTATATCCTTTAATTGCATATGTTGGAGATGAAAAGCATCATCCTACTCCTCAATCTATGAAAGAAGCTCTTGATTTAGTTACAAAAATAAGGTATGATAGAGGCACGGCTGCTCCTTATTGGTATAAAGTAGAGCCAATAGAAGTTAAGCAGTCAGAAATTGTGCAAAATACTTTAGAATATCTTAGAATAAATGAAACAGCTTCTCTTGGAATGCCTGCAGCCTTTGCTACTGGTAGTGGAGAAGCAACAAATAGAGCAACATTAAACAATCAGCAGGTATTTTTAGAATTTACTTTAAATGATATAGTATATAGAACATTATCTACTATTAAAAAATATATAATCAATCGTATATGTCAGGTTAATAAATTTAAACCAGCTGAAATAAAATGGGGAGATATTGGAGCTGAAGAAATTAATGATAAAGCCAAAAGATTAATTAGTTATATAGAAAAAGGAGTATTAACCCCAACTGAAATTAAATCCTATGCAATTAAATCAGAAGGCTTGGGAGGGTTAAATGCAGATATTATTTCTGGGAACGGGTCCAACGAAACCAATAATAAGGGAAAAGGAGAAAAGGAGTAATTCTTCAGTCTTAATTGATGGATTTTTAATAGATATCACTCCTATGTTTTTAGAGCAAGTAAAAGATTTAGAAATTAATCCAGATGAAATTGATTCAGTATTTCTTACTCATGCTCATAAAGATGCAATAGGAGGATTAGAAGATTTAGACAAATGGATAGGGAAAAAGATTAATGTATATGTTCCAGAAGGAGTAAATGTTTTTAGATTTTCAAAAGAATTCAAAAATTTAAATATAGTTAATTTAAAGCCTTATGAAGAAATTGAGATAGGTGATTATAATATAACTCCTTTTAGAGTTATTCATTATGAATATCATCCTACTCTCGGAAAGAAATTTCCAACTTATGGCTATAGAATAAATAATGTTGTTTATGCAGAAGATATGGAAGCAATTCCAGAAAAATCTATTAAATATTTTAAAAATGCCGATACTATAATTGCTGATGGAACTATGTGGTTTGGAAAGCAAATTAGAGGACATTTATCTATTGATAAAACTTTATTGCTTGCCAAAAAATTTCAGCCAAACAATTTAATAATAATACAAGCAGGCAGGACTTATCCAAATCAATCAGAAGCTTTAGTTGAAATAAAAAAATTTTGGGATTCTATTAAAGGAGACACTGAAACAAATATCTATCTTTCATATGATGGTATGAGATTTAATGCTAACGAACTAAGAGATGATGTTAAATTAGATGAAGGAATATATCTTCCAGAACCTCATGCTAGATTAATAAGAGAAGGAGAAAAGAAGCTAATAATTAAAGAAAAAGAATATCCAAATATGGTTGGAAAACCATTATTTTATATGGACGATAAATATGCTTATGGAATTCTTAGATTAAAAAAGCCAAAAAAGATTTCTCTTAAAGAATTTGGAATGCTAAAGCAAGAACATAAAATAACAGATGAAGAAAGAATAAAATGGTGGAATGGAGCAAATGAGTTTTATGCTTATGAGTTTGACATTCTTTCTACTTTTGAAGAACCAAAGCCAATAGAATTGCCAAAAGGAGTGCAAACTTTTGTTGAATCTACAAAATTTTTGTCAGAAGACTTAGAGGAAACAGGAAGTGGAGATGTAGGAGGAGGAGAAACTACAGGATTTGGATTACAACCAATTTGGATTTGGGGTAGAAAAAAGAAAGGCAAAATTGAAGTAAAACTTCCCAGCAAAGAGGTAATAAAACTAATTCAAAAAATAGAAACTTATGACCCAACCAAAGTAAATAATGCCCAATTAGCTGATGATTGGAGAATAGTAAATGGATGGTATTCTACTTATATTGAAACAGAAGGAAAAGGAATAAAATTTTCAAAAGAGACGATAATTAATCTAGCAAAGTTAATTTATCAAGAAATAGTTAAAAGGGTAAAAGAAGGCAAAATGAAACACGAATTTAAGCCAGAAAAAATGAAGCCTCATTCACGAGAGTTGTATAGAATTGTTTCTGGGGAATCTGTAATTATGGCTGAATGGAGAGATTTGAAATTCTTAGAAAATCTACAAGACTTTACAGTAATCAAAGATTGTATTTCCTTAATTGGTTCTAGTGTAACTCAAGAACATAAACCTCACGATATTGACTTGCTTATAAGATTTGATGAGCCAAAAAATGATTTTTTAAAAAGAGCAATAGAAGTAAGAATTGCTAAAATGCTTCCAGAAGAATTACAAGACAAAGTTCATTTTGTATGGGGAGAAAAAGAAGGTCCTCATGATTCTTTTATTCCACTCTATGATTTATGTTTTAGAAAAATAAACCCTCCTAAAGTTGTTGTTATGAATGAAAACAAGATTAAATTAATGGAGCCTTATGTTCCTCAAAAACCTCTTGGCTCTGCTTATTATGATATCGACAAATTTATAGAGGCTCTATTATAATTTTATTATTTTCTGTGTAACATTTAAGTTGTTTGTTTATAAATTTTAAAGCTATTTCTTTTGGTATTGTTACCACATGTTTGTAATAGACCCTCGCTAAGATTCTTTTATCTTGAACTTTTCTTATTTTCATAACATAAAATAGATTTTTTAGTTTAAATATTTTCCGATACCTGAAAAATAGAAAGATTTAAATATAAGCATAACATATTAGAATTATGGCATATATTTTACCGAGCTCAAATGCAAAGGCATATCCATTTGTTTTAGTTAATGATAAAGGAGAAACTATCGGAGCAAATGCTCCTGTAATAACTGCTGATTCTCTTGTTCCAGAGGGATATGATTATATAGAATTAACTTATTCTGGGGGAAACCCTACACAAATTGTTTATAAACAAGGTGGCTCTTCTGGGACTGTTGTTGCTACATTAAGCATAACCTATGAAGATGGTAATGTAAAGACAATAACCAGAACATAAAATGTCTTATAAATTCAATCCCTTAACTGGGAAATTAGATTATTACGAAGTAGGTGGAAGTATAGTAGAAACCGACCCTATTTGGAATTCTGAGAAATCTAATTATTATACTATGACACAAACAAATAATACTTTTGTTCCTTATATAGGAGCATTTAGCGATGTTAATTTAGGTATTCAAAATTTAGCTACTGACGGTATAGGAACCTTTGGAAAAGTAAAAACAGGGGTTATCTATCCTTCTATAAATAGTACAACAGCAGTGCAAATAAACAGAGCAGACGGAACAACTAATGTATTTAACGTAGATACGATAAATAATCGTGTAGGAATAGGAACAACAACTCCGGGAGCAAAGTTACATATATCAGATAGTAGCCCAGAATTATGGTTAGAGGCAACAAGTAATAACAGAATGATAAAGTTTACGCCTGGAACTGGAGGAATAGACAGCGTTAACACAGCCTTTCATATCAATAGATATTCCGATTATGCTGTAGCCATAGGATATAGTAGCGGATATGCAACTTTAAGAGTAGGAGGAGCAGCTTGGGAAACTCCAGCTTTGATTTACGTAGGAAATATCAAAATAGAAATGCCTAATATGATATTACAAGCCGCTAACGGACAAACTGCTGATATACTAAGATGGAGGAATAGTTCAGGTGTAGGTTTGGGAGTAATAAATAATGTAGGAAATGTTGGAATAGGAGCCATACCACCAACAGCAGCATTACACTTAAAAGCTGGGACAGCTTCAGCAGGCACCGCTCCTCTAAAATTCACAAGTGGAACATTATTATCGACAGAAGAAACAGGAGCAATAGAATTTAATGTAGACACTTGGTATATGACTTCTACTAATGGAGTGGCAGG